AGACCACTTTCAACAGTTTATAAACAAATACAAAAATTAAAGAAAAAAATTGACCAGATGGTCAAAGAATTAAATTAAAAAAATATCTATGGATTTACACTACGAAATTATAATTAAAGGATTTTTGCTTGGATGGTTTATATCAGCATTCTCACCACTTCAAGATTGGTTAAATAAATTTAAAACAAACAAACTAATACTCGCTCTTGGTTGTCATAAGTGTATGAGCTTATGGTCAACAATCACACTTGGATTTATTATAACTTACTCTTTTTTGCCTTGGGAAGCATTAATAGCTTCGCTTGGAGCTATGATATTTGATAAGGTGATTAATAGCTTCAAAATTTATTTGTAATACATTATGGGACAATTTTTATATAAAAACAATAAACAAAACAATATGAGAACAAAAGAAGAAATGACACAGGAAGATTTTGAGGCATTTAAAAAACACAAGAAAATGTTTCAATACAACCAAGAAGAAACAAATGAATTATTAAATCTTGTTCGTTTATATATTAACCCCAATCAACCACATTGTCCAAGTTGTACAAATGCGCTACGTAAGGTAAAAACAGATGCAAATGATTATTTAAATAGAAATGAAGAGTTTTTTGATAAAAAATTTGCTTTAGCTATTGTTCAAGAAGAAATTATTGAGCAAACACAATTGGATGTAGCAAAAGCAGAAGTTGAAGAGTATAAAGGTAAAAGAGGTAGACCAAAGAAAAAATAATAAAATATAAATATTTATATAATAACCGTTGATGTGGCTGAGTGGCTGTAGGTACCTGATTGCAACCCAGGAAAACGGGAGTTCGAATCTCTCCATCAACTCACTAGTAATTATGGCAAAACAAAAAATAAATAAACCTTTAACTACAGAAGAAGAAAAATTCTGCAGACATTACGCTGATTTTGGAAATGGAAGACAAGCATTTATGTATGCTTGGCCTAATTCTAATTTTAACTCTTCTAGTGAATTGGCTTCTAGACTATTGAAGAAAGTAGATATAGATGCAAGGATTCAACAACATAGAGAAGAAGTAGCAGTTCAATTTAATCAAACTAAAGAAGGAACTATACGTGACTTAATAATTGCTGCAGAAGAAGCAAAAAAGGCATTTCAATTTGCAGCTTATGCAAAAATAAGAGATATGGTTATTAAACTGGTTGGATTCTATGAACCAGAAAAACACGAACACTCAGGTTCAATTGACCTTAATTTAAAAACTCCTGGATTAGATTCAGATGAAGATGATGACGACTCAGATGAATAATATAAATGTAATATTCCCAAAGCTTTACAAAGCTCAAAGGCAGGTTGTAAAATCCTGCCTTTTTGGTGATGATAAATATATAACTCTAAACGGCTCACGTCAAATAGGAAAAACATTCATATTATCTTATCTTGCTTTATATTGGGCATTATCAGAAAAAGATGCTCATATAATGATTGTAAGCCCAACTGATGCACAAGTTAAGAAAATATATGACCAGATAATTGAAACGATTGGAGAAGGCTATAAAACACTTTTAAAAACATCTAAACAATCATCTGGCTCAGCTAAAATGATGTTTAAAACTGGTTCAGCTATTCTATTCCGTTCAGCAGAATCAGAGAACTCTTTAAGAGGTTATTCAAATACACACCTTCTTCTTGATGAGTGTGCATTTATAAAAGAATCTACTTGGCAAACAATATTGGCTCCAACACTTTCTGTTCGTGGAAAGAAGGTTTTTTTCTGTTCAACTCCAAAAGGATTGAATTTCTTCCATAAAATGTATTCAACTGGACTTGGAAGTGAACCTGGTTATAAATCTTTTAAGATAACTTATCATCAAAACCCATATGCTAAACAAGGTTTTATTGAACAACAAAGGCAAGTATTACCAGATGATGTTTTTCGTCAGGAATATTTAGGTGAGTTTATAGATGCATCAAGTGTATTTAAAAATATTGATGAACTAGCCATTCTTAAAAGAAGAGATACAAAAACTTTAGCAGAAACAATTACAATAGGTGTAGATATTGCTTTTAAGAAGGATTATACCGTTGCTGTCGCCTTGAATGATGAAGGAGATATGGTTGATTATATAAGATTTAATAATGAAGATACACTTATTGTTGTAAAAAACATTAAAGATTTTATAAATAAATGGCAGCCACAAAAAACAATAATAGAAGATAACAATCAAGGTCTTCCTATTATTCATCTATTACAAAATGAAGGATGTTTAATTACTCCATTTAATACAAATACATCTACAAAACCAGATTTAATTAATGAGCTTATGGTTGCTTTTAATAAGAAAGAAATAAGATTAATTAATGAAGATATTATTAAAGAAGAGTTTAAAAGCTTTACATATTTATTATCAAAAACTGGTAAGGTACAATTTGCTGCAGCTTATGGACACGATGATATTGTAATGGCTACAGCTTTTGCTTATAAAGGTAAAGTAAAAGGATTTTATAGACCAACAATGTGGTCCTAAAAAAAATAAAAAAGTAAAATATTTATATAAAACAAAATTATAATTTAAATGAGCAAAATTCAAATTTATACACTAGATTGCCCAGATGAGAATATACCTAAATATGTAGGTGTTACAATAAGAAAATTAGAAACTAGACTTGTTGAGCATATTTATAGTGGAAATAGAAAAGGTAAAAAAAATCTTAAATCTTCTTGGATTAAAGGCTTATTAAATAAAGGAAAGAAGCCTTTAATAAATTTATTAGATATAGTCGAAGAAAAAGATTGGCAATTTTGGGAACAATATTATATAAGTTTATTTAAAAGTTTTGGCTTTAAATTAAAAAACTCAGATGATGGAGGGTATAGACGAATAACTTTTTTTACTTCAGAAGAAACTAAAAAAAAGATATCACTAAAAATGAAATGTCATCCTTCTTTAAAAAAGAAAAAAGGCCCTATGAGTATATTACATAAAAATAAAATCAAAAAATCATCATTATTAACATTTAAAGAAAAGTGTAATATAACAGATGAATTAATTAAGCAAATATATATTAATATTGATATAAACGGTTTTAGTATGAGAAAAACAGCAAGAGTTTTAAATTCTACTTATAATAGAGTTAGGTCAGTTTATAAATTAAAAAAATATTAATTATGGTAGCATTAACATTTAACCAAATAATAGAAGTAATAAAGGATATCGCTGTGCGTCATCCAAATATAAATTCATCCTATTTAGGAAAAAACTGGGAACTTGAGAATCAGTCTATTGACGTTATTTATCCAGTACTTCAGTTTTATCCTGAATCTGCTAGAATGCCTGAGAATGATAATAATGAATATAAAATTATTGAGCTAGATTTGAGATTTCGTCTAATTGACCGTGTATTTCAAGGTGAAGGTAATGAAAAAGATACTCTTTCAGATATGCTTACTGTAGCTAAAGATGTTATAAATGAGATAAATAGACATCCTTACTATAAAAATTCTTATATTAAATTAATAAATAATATTAACTTCACTCCAATAGAAGAACAGGGAACTGATTTTACAGCTGGACAAGAATTTCTATTAACTTTAAAGATTTTAAATTACAATACATTTTGCGGACTTCCATTCGATGGAATTCCAGGGTTCTCAGTTCCAGGAGTTGATTTTACAGGTGGAACTTATAATACACAGTTCTTGACTTGTTCAACTGTTACAGGTTGCACTTCATTTCAAGACTATATAACAAACGCAATTGATGCAGGTGATACAAATGACATCACAAGGATTCAAAGTGGTTTAAACACATATACAGGTGGTACAGGAAACAATCCAACTATTAATATAAGTGCAGCAACATTAACCTATTTAAGTGCATCAACAATAAGTGGTGGAACATTTTATTCTGGGTCAACACCTTTACAAACCATTTTAAGTGATTTTGTGCCTTATTCAGGTGCAACGAATAATGTTAACTTGAATTCAAAGACACTTACAACTTCAAATGTAAATTATAATGATTCGAATTTATATTTAACTACAAATATTAGCAAAATAACTTCAACTGATAATGTAAATAATAGAACATTTGAATCTGGTGTTAATGGTGATTTACGTGTGTCAAATTTGAATATTTATGATAATAAAACAAACATAAGTTGCAGAAGTGAACAATATGCATACGAAAGTTTTCTTGGTCAAAGCTGGTTAGCTCAAAGTGGTTTAACAGAAAGTCAATTAATACATACGCAAAATTTATTTGCTCTAACATATCAATCATTTTCACAAATACCTTTTAGAGTTGATAGAGATAATATAAATGGTTCTGGTATAATAAAAACACAACCTACATTTGATTATATAACAAATTCAAATCAATTAAATGGATTGGTTGGTGTAAACTCAACTGGTGAATTATTTAACTCTGGAATTATAACAAATAATGGTGGGTTGTCCGCAACAACAATAAGTGGTGGAACATTTTATTCTGGGTCAACACCATTACAGTCAATAATCACAAACATAGTAACTGCATCAACATTAACAGGGTCATATTTGGATTTGTCAGGTGGAACAGTAACAGGTATAACAACATTTACTCAAGGTTTATCTGCAAACTCGTTTTCAGCAACAAGTGGAAGTATAAAAAGTTCTGGATTGATTATAAGAAACCCAGCAAATACATTTAGCAATATTATTGTTTCATCTGCTATTGTAGCAAATAGAAACTTTACACTACCATTAATCACTTCAAATGATACATTTGTAACTGCTGCATTCGCTCAAACATTAACAAGTAAAACTTTAACTTCCCCTGTAATTAACACACAGATAACAGGGAATATTGTTAATGGCACAATAAATACAACAAATAGATTAGTTGGTGAAACTGCAACACAAACATTATCAAATAAAACTGCTGTAACCTTATCTGCTGGGACATTATCAGCAACATCAATATTTGTTCAAGGATTAACTGCAAATACAATTAACACAAGTGCAGTAACACATTCAACAAACATCTTAAACCAGATAGGAACAACTTCAACAAACTATGGAACAAGAACAGATGCAAGTGGATTTAAGATTGCAAAAACATCAAACCTAACAACAGCAAATTCATTTCCATTCTATCTTGAAGGTTCTGCAAGTGGCAGATATATGAGATATAATGCAAATACATTTGATGTAATAACAGCAGCAGAAACTGCTTTAAATGTATTGGTTCAAGGTTCGTCTGTCAATCCAGCAATATATGCACATAAAGCAGATAATGGAAACAACGGACCTGTAATGAGAGTTTCAAGGGGCGTAGGCTCAGCATCAAATTCATTTAACTATGCATCAATTGCTTTCGGCCTGCCAGATGTATTAAGCGTGTTTACATCTGTGGAAGATTCGGCTTTAATAAAAGCCTATTGGAATAAAAACGCAACAACCACAACTTCAACACAATTTTCAGAGCTTTCTTTTGAAACCAAGAATGCTGGTGTATTGGTTACGCCTTTAAAATTAAGTGCAAATACAGCTACATTAACTGGTGTTTTATATACACCAGTTTCATCACAATCAAACACAACTTCTGCATATACAATAAACTGTGCAACTTCAAACATAATTGAATTCACAGCAACAACCGCTTGTACATTATCATATTCAGGTGCAAGTGAAGGACAATATAAATTTATTATTAATAATTATAGTGCTTACACAGTAACCTTTGCAACTGGTGCAACTTGGTATTCAAACCTTGGTGTTCAACCTAACATCACAGGTCTGGTCTATATAGATGCTGTTTATTCAAAAGGGAGAATGTTTATAAATGAATTAGAGAGTATGCAACAAATTTAAACCAATATGCCTAAACACAAGCACATAATTCAAAATGATTTATTACTGCATTATGATATTGGTAATGTTAGAAGTTGTAAATCTGGGAGCACAACAGTTCTTGATTTAAAGAACACATATAATGGAACAATAAATGGTGGTGCAGCCTATAACACAGCAAATGGTGGTTGCCTCATATTTGATGGTGTTAATGATTACATCAATAGTGGAAACGTATCTGTTTTAGGATTAACAACTGGCGGAACAGTTTCCATTTGGGTTTATGTTCCAAGTCCGTATGTTGGTGATGATTGGCCAAATATAATAAGTAAAGGTGGGTCAGCAGGATGGGATTCAAACGGGTGGTCAATTTATTATTTTAAAAGTGCAGCATATAATCCAGGTGTTTCAATTAGAAATGGTGCAAATATTCATAATTTACAATACCCACCAAGAACGGCAAATAAATTTGTAAACTACACATCTACATTTGGTGATGGCTATCTTAAGTATTATGTTGATGGTGTTTTTAAAGCACAAGTTGCTGTGGCTGTTAACCCAGCAGCAAATTCAGACCCAGTTACAATTATGAGAGGACCAACAGCATATTATCTGGGTGGTCGTGTTTCACAAGCCTTAATATATAATAGACCATTAACAGCAACAGAAGTTTTATATAACTATAACGCCACAAAATACAGATATAGATAATTATGTTAGAAAACACAGAAAAAGAATTAAAAGCATTAGCACCTAAACTTGAATCTTATTTAAAAAGTATGATTCAAGCAAGAGGACTTGTTGATTCTGGAAATTTATTAAAGTCAATTTCTGTTTCATTTGTCGATAAAGGTGGAAGTTTAGAACTTTCAGTTGAAGCTGCTGATTATATAAAATATGTAGATGATGGAAAGTTATTAGAAGATTTTCTAAACTATGCAAAAACAGAGATTTCTGAAACGATTGTAAAATCCGCTCAAAAAGATTTAATTAACAAATTTAAAATAAATAAATAAAATGGCAATTTCTATACTTTCTCAACCACATTCAGCCTCAACAGTTTATAATGAACATTGGTTAAATGTTTATTCTACAAATGTTCTTGGTCAGAATTTTTCATATATATTTGATATATACACAGGTTCGACAGCAACAACAAAGATTGCTCGTTATAGAATATCTCCATATCCTTCTTCAGCAAATGGGTATTTAAATCCAAATAAAACTCTTGAGAAGTATTTGACATCTGATAAAAATTTTACAATGTCAGGTATATCTACTGCTCCTAATTCAATCATTCAATATTTCATAAATATTGGTGAGGAGTATGGACCATCAACAGCTCCGCTTGTTGTATATCCAAATTTAGCTTCAATGTCTGGTTATTCATTTAATGGAGTTGCTCAGTATGAAGATTTGGCATCTGGTTATTATAACTCATATATTGGTACATTTACTTTAACAGGAGCATCAACTTCTTTAATTCCATATCCAGGCCCAACAGTAACAAAATTCTTAACAGAGAAGCCAAATGGAGATATTCCAATTCAACCAAATGAGAGAGAAACTCTTGGTTATTTAAATATAAATAATGATATTAATTACATACGATTGGTAACTCTTCCTACATCAGGTGGGTCTGAGATATTTTATATATCAAATAATACAATTTCTGCTACAACAAGTGATGATAGACGTTTAAATATTATTGGTGTTGGTGTTCCAAACTTATTGGAGATACCTAATAGTGCAATATTTATTAAGAGTGGATTAACACTTGTAAATTCAACTCAGCCTTTAATTAATACAGCAACAACAAGTCAATATAAAATTTGTGCTGTTGAGCCTGATTATTTAAGTGCAGATATAGAAAAATCCTTAACATATACATATAATATTTATGAAAATTGTTCTAAATATAATACAATCCGTATATGTTTTTTAAATCGTCACGGTCAGTTTGATTTCTATTCTTTTAATAAAGTATCAAGAAAGACATATAATTCAGAAAGAAAGACATTTACAAAATTATTGGCTCCAAATTATACACTTGGTTCAGCTGGAAAAACTGTATATGATGTTTCTGGAACAAAATCAATGACAGTAAATACTGATTATATTGACCAGGAGACTGGAAGTTGGTTGGCATTTGAGTTGCTTTATACAAAAGAAGCTTATGAGATAAGAAATGGAAATCAATTAATTCCAATAATTATTGATAGAAATTCTATTGAAGATATATATGAGATTAATGGTGTCCCAATTCAATATCAATTTAATTATACTTATGCTAACGCTATAAGAGGACAAAGATAATTATTAAATACAAAGAATAAAAAAAGCATATTTATAAAGAAAAATTATGGACGCAAGAGTAGAAATATATGTATATAGTGGAGCAACAACTGGAAATACAACATCAGTTGGTGTACTTGAATTATTTGGAACAGAACAAATTCAGCTTGTTTATACAATTGATGATATAAAAGAACTTGGTAAAACAAGGTCAGAGTTTTCTCAAACGTTTACAGTACCTGGAGATAGAGGAAATAATTTAAATATTTTTAAAGATTATTTTCTTATAACAAATGATACAATATTTGACCCAAGAAAAAAGGTTCAGTGTGATATATTGGTTGATTCTATTCCAGTTCTTAGAAATGCTGTAATGCAATTAATGTCAGTTTCAATTAATGAGAATAAAGTACCAATGTATGAAGTTCAAATTTTTGGTTCTACATCTGATTTTATAACTGATATAGGCGAATCAAAAATTGGAGATTTGGATTTTTCAGATTTATCTCATATATGGTCAATAACTTCTGTAACAAATTCTTGGACAGGAGCAACTGCTGGACCTGATTTGGGCTATTTTTATCCTTGGACTGATTATGGATACAATTATGGTAATGAAGATTTAAGAGGAGTTAATTATCTTAATTCTCAAACAAATGGTTATGGTGTTTCTTATAATCAAATGTTTCCAGCAACATATGCAAAAACAATTGTTGATTATATTTTTTCTGGATTTAATAGAACATTTGATTCTACTTTTTTAAATTCTACAGCATTTACATCTGTTGCACATATTTTTAATTCATCAAAAGATTTTAAATTGGATGCTGATTATATAGCCGTAAGAAAAGCAGAAGCAACAGCGTCATCAGTTCAATATACAGTACCAGTTGTAGCTGCAAATACTTTTATTAATCTTGATACTGGGTATTTTGTAATGCCTTTCCCAAATGAAACTGCAGACCCATCTGGTTTATATAATAATGCAACGTATGTTTATACAAGTAATAATACACAATCATTAAAGGTTGTAGTTAATCTTGAAGCTGCTTTGACTTATTTTTCTGTAACTGCAAATAAAATGAATCAATTTACAGTTGCACCAACAATTACAGCTTATTTACATCGTTCATCTTATCAAGCTGGAGCTCCAGCTGTTGCAGCTGTTTCTAAAACTTATCCTACATATGATGCTTCAGTATCGTCTGCTGTATGGACAACTTATACATTTGATTTTCCAGAATTAGATAAACCTTTAGACCAACAACTTTATCCAGCACAACCTGGAGAAACTTTTTGGGTTATTGTTAGAGCTACTGGACAAGGTATAAATTATATAGGAGCTGGTGGAACAACATCTGTTTCAAATTGGATTCACATTTCAACAAATTCAAATATTTCTTATTCTCCAACAAGTAAATTAGTTGGAGGTCAATTAATTGATTATAATTATTTTGTTCCAGGAAGAAATGAAAAGATAGTTGACTATCTTAAATCACTTCAGACTTGTTATAACTTAATGTTTATTCCAGATAAAAACAATCCTCGTAATATTAGAATTGAACCTAGAGATATAGTTTATCAAACTGGAACAACAAAAAATTGGACAGATAAAGTAGACCATTTAAAACCAATTATTGAAACACCTCTTGCTGAATTTCAAGCAAAAAGTTATATTTTTTCACATAAATCAGATAGTGATTTTTTAAATAAAAATTATCAAGATACAATGGGAGGAAGAATATATGGAGATGCAATTGTTTCAACAGAATCAGAATTTTTAAAATCTGAAAATAAAAAAACAACAATATTTTCACCTACTCCATTTACATTTGCAGATGATATTCCGACAATATCTGATAATATTATTTTCTTTCCAACTACCAAAATATTTAAAGTTAATTCAAATAATCAATTTGAAAAGACAGAATGTGGATTTAGAATTGGTTATGTAAAAAACCTTCCAATATCTGGAGGTGGAGGAACTGTTAAATTTTTAATGAATGGAACAGAATATAAAACTTTTCCTTACTTCGGACAATTTAATGACCCAGGATTTGTTGGACTTGGAGGTCCAGGATGGACAACTTCTACAAGAAATATGTTAAATATAAATTTTGATGAAACAGAATTTATGTATTCTATACCAGCACAATATGTTGGTGATTCTCGATTTTCAGCAACAACAGAATCTCTTTATGATAAATACTGGGCAAAAACAATAAATGAATTAACGGATAAAAATGCAAGATTTATAAAATGTTGGATTCATTTATCTCCACAAGATATTAATGAATTAGAATATACAGATAGAATTTATTTATTTGGTTTAACTCCAGAGTCTGGTGAATATTATCGTATAAATAAAATTACTTATAACGCAGGTTCAAATGATTCTTCTGAAGTTGAATTAATTAAAATAAAAGATTTAACAACTCCAGTTTCTGTAAAAAAATGGATGGGTTTTACAGCCAATGGTGTTTCTGCTGATGGAGGAGGAAGTAATACAAATAATGGCTCATCATTTATTTATGGCGGAGGAGTTGGAAATGCTTTATATGGCCCAGGTAATGAAACAAATTCATCCTATAACTTTATGGCTGGAGGTGCAAACGTTTCATCAGGTCCATTTAATTCAACAATAGGAGAATCAAATAATATAGGAGCTAAATCTTCTAATAACTCAGTTAATGGTTCTGGTAATACACTTTATGAAAGTGTTACTTATTCAACAGCAATAGGACAAAACAATTCAATAGGTGAGACAACAACATCAGCATTTATTGTTGGGTCAAATAATATTATAGAAGACTCTAATTATTCAGCTCAAACGCAAAATGCATTTATTGTAGGGTCAAATAATTATATTAACTCAGGAACAACAGGAGTAACAATATTCGGCTCAAATGTTACAGGCGATACATCAAATACATTATATGCTGATAATGCTGTAATTGGAGGGGCTGTTTTTTCTGGTGGAGTTCAAAATTTTTGTTCTGGAATTAATACAAATAGACTAGCTTCTTGTTCATCTACATTATTAATTGGAGATGGTGGTGGTTTTAATGATATAAAATTCATTGATTCAGTAAATGCTACAGCTATAACAATAACACAATCAACTTTAAATTTATTACCACAAAACACTCTTCCAACATCAAATTACGGAGTTATGTTCTTTTCTGGAACTCCGTTAAATAGAATTATGTATTGTACTGGAACAACAAATGCTGACTGGATAATTATCTAATCTTTTTATATGAGGCCAAAAAGCCTTATGTCAAAAAAAAATATTGATAAAAAATATTTATATAAAATAAACAAACAATTATGGCTCTCAGCGAAAATGTAAAGATTTCCTTAAATATTGAAGTAGCTAAATCTACAACAGATGTTAATGCTCTTAAAAAGGCTACAGAAGAATTAAATAAATCTCTCTCAAATGTAAAAGAGGGTACAAAGGAATATGCAGAAATTCAAGATGCATTAACTAAAAGTTCACAGCGTCAAAATGAATTGCTTGTTGAGCAGGCTATTAATTATTCTGAAGCAGCTCAAGGAGTTGGAGAGTTAAACAAAGCAATGAAGCAGTTAAAATCTGCTCAAGAACTTGTTGATAAAAGTTCTCCAAAATTCAAGGCTTTACAAGATGCTATAAATAAAACAGAAGGAAGAGTTGGTGATTTGAATGACTCGTTCAAGACTTTAACTGGTTCTGGAATGGAAAGATTCAGAAGTTCAATTGGACTTGTTGGAGAAGGTATGACCAATTTAGATTGGGGTAAATTTTCTGGTGGTATAAAAGGTGCAACAAAAGCTTTTGGTGGCTTAAAAGGTGCTTTAGGAGCTTTAGGAATAGGTTTGATTATTAAGGCTGTATCTTATTTAATTGATAATTTTGATGATTTAAAGAATTCAACTGGATTGGTTGGACAAGTATTTAGAGGCATTGGTGATATAATTACTTCAGTTACTTCTAAAATTTCTGAATTTACAGACTGGATTGGTTTAACAAATAATGCTTTAGAAAAACAATCTGAAAAAGCTATTGAAGGTGCAAAAAAAACAAGTGAAGCAGTTACAAAAAAATATGACCAAGAAATAAAAGAAGCTGAAGCTGCTGGAAAAAGTACAATTAAATTAGAAAGAGAAAAAGCAAATGCTGTATTAGCTACATTAAAAATACAGGCAGATGCTATTATTGCACTAGGTAAAGCAAATGGTTCATTCACAGAAGAACAACTTAAAAATTTAACAGAATTAACTGAACAAGGAAAACAAATAAAATCTGATTTAAAGGTTGCTGAAGAAAAAGATGCAAAGAAGCAAAAAGAAGATAAAAAGAAATCAAATGAAGATGCTTTAAAAGCAGAAAAAGATAGGGCAAAAAACGAATATGAAGAATTAAAGAAATCTCAGGAGCTTTCTTTGTTAAAAGTTCAACAAGGAACTTATGATGCAATCTATCTTAAACAAAAACAATCAGAAGAAGAAGCAAAGTTTTTAGAAAAGAATAAAAAACTACTTGAAAAATCTGAACTTGATATTAAGTTAATTAGAGAGAAGTCGGCTAAAGAAACTAATGATTCAATTAAAACTATTCAAGATAAAGAGATAGCTGATAATAAAACAAAGAATGATAAAATAGCTGCTGACAATAAAATAGTACAAGATACTGCTATAAAAGATTTAATTGCTGGCCAACAAGCTATATTATTGCAACAACAAATTGGTTCTCAAGCAGAACTTGATGCAAAAATTCAATTAATGGAAGTTGAGCGCCAGGCTAAATTAATGAATGCTCAATTAACAGAAGGAGAAATAGCCTTAATTAATGCTCAATATGCTGCAGATGTTGATAAAACAAAAGAAGAATATCATCAGAAAGAATTAGAAAGAAAGAAAAAAGAGCAAGAAGCTACTATACAGACAACAACAGATACTGTTGGAGCTATACAAGGAATAACTGATACATATTTTGCAATTCAAGAAGCAAATACAAACTCTCAAAGTGCAAATGCTGAAAAAAATGCAAGAAAACAATTTCAAGCAAATAAAGCTTTACAATTAGGTATGGCTGTTATTGATGGATTTAAAGCAGTTACATCATCATTATCTCAAGCTCCTGTTGCAATTGGACCACTTCCAAATCCAGCTGGTATTGCTTCGTTAGCATTTGCTGTTACAACATCAGCTGCAAATATTGCAAAAATAGCAGGAACTCAATATAAATCAAGTTCTTCAGGAGCTGCTTCAACTGGAGCACATTCTTCAGGAGCTGGCTCTAGTATATCACCTGGTGGATTTCAATCAGGAGCTGCATCAAGTCCTGGTAATATACCACCACAATTAAAGCGTGTTGATGGTTCACTTCCATCTGCAGCCAACGTAAGCGGTTCTGGTTCTGATTCATCTAAAAATAGTGGTTCTGTTGTAAGGGCTTATATTGTACAAGGAGATATATCAAGTTCAAATAATAAAGCTGAAATTTTAGATAGGAAGACAAGTTTCTAATTTTTCATTAAATAACAATAATTTAAACATATTTATTAATATGAAATTAATTAAGATAAAAGATAACTTCTATTCAATACCAACAAATTGGTATGATATAAACTTAAAGCAATTCTTAGCTATAAGAAGTTTAAAAGAAAAACAAAACACAGAATCTGAAATAGATTATTTATTAAACTTCTGTTCTATTATAACAAAAATTTCAGTTGAAGAATTAGGTAAATTAACGCCTAATGAACTTGGAGAAGTTCTTGGTGTTTTATATTCTATATCAGAAGAAAAGATTCCAGTTGAAAAAAAAGTTTGTTTTAAAATAAACGGTATAAGTTATGTATTTGATTCTGATTTATCTAAAATAACTTATGGACAATTTATTGATTTAGATTTTTTAACAAAAAATAAAGAGTTCTGGGAAGTTGAACATAGAGTTTGTGCTATATTCATTAGACCTGAAAAGAAAAGTAATTACAAAGCTTTTAAACGCCTTTTTAAAAGAAATAAAAACATAACTTCAAAAGATTATTTAATAGAAGAATATAATTATGATTCTATGGAAGATAGAGCTAAAATTCTATTTGAAAATCTTCCTATGCCATATGCAAATGCTGTAGCTGATTTTTTTTTGAATTTAGGAGCGAACTTACAAAACAGTACCCAAGCCTATTCCCAAAAATAAAGTCAAATAATGACGAGTTTAAAGAGGAAGAAAGAGAAAAAACACCACAAGTTATCTTTAATGAAAGATGGTTTTGGTATGATAAATTAAGAGATTTATCAAAAGGTTATTTACCAAATTTTAATGAAGTTTTAAAACTTCCAGTATATCTTGTTTTTAATGATATGGTTTATCTTAACGATAAAGCAAAAGTTGAAAAATATCTAAACGATAAAGCTAATAATAAAAACCGTGTTCTTTAAACTTAAATGAAAAAAATTACATCAATAAATATTTATTATTATGGAAGAAAAAGAATTAGACCTTGTTAGAGGTATTTTTAAAGATGCTGATGGCAATTTTATAGGCCAAACTCGTACAGTTTCAATTGTAACTGACCCAGCTATAGAGCTATCTTTCCAATTATTCAAAAATTTAGAATTAAATAAACATCTATTTTCAGTTGTACCTGATAAAATGGAAGTGGTTGGACCAGCAATGATTCCAGACACAAAAATTTTAAGACAACGTGAGGATGGAAGTTTCTATAATATTTTCTTTACAAAAGAAGATGTTAAAGATGCAGCATTTGTTTATTTACGTAAAGCAAATATTAACTCAGCAAATCTAGAACATAAACAAAATTTTACAGATAAGATTCAATTATTTGAAAGTTGGTTTATGGAAGATAGAGAAAAGGACCGTTCAGCGTTTCTTGGATTTGATAACTCTAAGATTCCATTAGGTACCTGGTTTATCAATTATAAAATTCTAGATAAAGAACTTTGGGATGAGATAAAAAATGGTGATTTTACAGGTTTCTCAGTTGAAATTGGTTGTGCTGAAATGGAATATTTTGGTAAGAAATCTTTATTCAATGATGATGAAGAAGCCGATAAAGTTGAATATAGAGGAAAGCACAAATTGATTTATAACCTTGTTCAAGATATATTAGCAACGACTGATATTGATGACCAAGCTAAGTATAAATTTATATCTCGTATTCTATCAAAACTTTAAAAAGTAAAAAAAAAATAACAATAAATATTTATTAATAACAAAAACAATAATATGAATTATTTCGCAAAAAAAATAAACGAACTTAGAGCAGTTATTTCAAATCAAAAATTTGCTGAGGCAAAGATGGTAGATGGAACACTTGTTAGAAGTGAAGGTGATGTTTTCAAACCAGAGCAAAAATTAGAAGTTATTACTGAAGACGGTAAAACAGCTAAAGCTCCAGAAGGAATGCACGAGTTAGAAGATGGTACAGTATTGGTTGTTAATGCTGAAGGTGTTATCACTGAAGTAAGAGAAGTTAAGGCTGAAGATTTAAAAGACGAAGCTAAAACTGAAGATGTTAAAGTAGAAGATAAAAAAGATGAACAAATGGCAGAAGAAGTTCCTGCACAAGATGCTGTAGAGGCTGTTGTTGAGGAAGTTGTTGATGCTGTAGCAGAAAAGATTGCTGAATTAGAAAAAAGAATTGCAGCTTTAGAAGGTTCAAATAAAGAAGTTGAGACTGAGATGAAAAAAATCGAAGATGAAAACAAAAATCTTAAAGCTGAATTAGATGCACCTGCAGTTAAACCTTCGAACTTTACAAAGTTCAGAGTAACTGAAGCTCCTGCTGATAAGAATACAAAAAGAGATTCTAATTTCTTTTCAAAGATGATTAGAGATTCAAAATAATAAAAAATTAAATAAATAAAATATTAACAAATTAAAAACTAAAAAACAATGGCATTTGACGTATCAACAATAAGCACTTGGGATGATGAAATTTCAGGCGGATTATTAAAAGAATGGATGTTAAGTAATGACACAATCAAAGGTGGTCTAGTAGAATTAAAATACAGATTAATCGGTGCAAGTTCAAAACTTAACAACGTAAAAATTACAAGTAACGCAGTTCTTGCACAATGCGCAACTATCGCAAACACAGGTAGTACAGCATTAGCACAAACTGAAATGGAACACACTGGAATTGAGTTTCCTCAATTTTATTGTAACCAAACATTAACTAATTACTGGACTGATTGGGATGGCGCTAAGTCATACAATGACGAGAAGTTTTCATTCCAGGAATATATCCTTGGAGCAAAATTAGAAAGCGATTTAGAGGCTTATGACAAGATGATTTGGCAAGGTGATAACGGCTCAAATAAATATGCTGCTGTTACTGGTAACTTAACAAAAATGAGAGGTTTCTTCGGTACACTTTGGGCTTATTCAGCTTCTTGTGCATCTGTAAAATCTAAGACAGCAATTACATCTTCAAACGCATTAGTTGTTGTTAATTCTATAAAAGCTTCAATTCCTGAAGTAGCTATCAACGATTGTTCTCTTTACTTATCTCCAATTAATTTTGAGACAGTAGCAGGTGCAATTGCAGTAGAATACAAATACAATCAAAACTTAATGAACTTAGATTCAGTAACTGAGATTAAAGTACCTAACACAATCGGTTTAAAAGCTGTTAAAGTTAACGGTATGAGTGGTATTGCTGATGGTTCTGCTATCGCAACTCCAAAGAAAAACTTGGTTCTTGGAATCTCTGATACTTCAGACTTAGGTTTGACTGTATGGTATGAGAAAAAAGATAGAGGTGTATGGGCTAATCTTAGACTTAAGACTGGAACTGGTGTATACTTCCCTGAGCTTGCAGTATTAGTAAAATAATTCGAATGGGGAGGAAACTCCTCCCCTTTCTTTTTTTAAATAACAAATTAAATAAACAAAAATGAGCTGTATTTATAACACACCATATTCAATTGACTGTATGTCTGAGCACGGTGGTATTGCAAAAGTTGTAGCGAGAAATTTCTCAGCATCTAATGTATATACTTATACTGCTGTTGGAGACATCAGCGGTGGAACTGCCACAGATTCTTGGTATACAATTGAACAAAGAAGTGAGCAAGCTGAATTAACTTCAGAAGGAGCTTTTTCTCAAGAAAATGGAAACTTTATTTTCCCTTACACTTTAAATATTAATCTTGACAGAGCAACTGCTGATGTTAGAACAATGATTTATGTAATGGCACAAAAGAATCTTGAATTCTTAGTTTACGGAAATAATGGTAATGTATATTCTTTCGGTTCTGAATTCGGTGGTGCTTATATGAATAGCGCAAATCCTGGACTTGGTAAAGCATTAACTGATAAAGCTGGTGCAACTGTAGGTTTCTTAGGAAAGCACTCTTCTCCATTGAGATTAGTAACTGCAGGTTTTATCGCTACACAAACAATTGCGTAATAAACATTAAATTAAACAATATATTTAAAAACCTTCCTTCGTTCAAGGAGGGTTTTTTTTTGAAAAAAATTATCATTTTAAATATTTATATTAAATCAAAGCTATGAAATGTAATTGTAAAATAACTATAAAGAATGGATTTAAAACACTTTTAAATTCTCCTTTAATAAGTCAACCAATAAATCTTGCAACATTACCAGAGAGCCAATATGAGCTTTTTAAAGGTATATTTCCAGATGCATTTGAAAAGAATTGTACTTGTAAATATGTTGAATCTAGTGATGAAAAATTGCCACAAGATATTGTGACAACAAAATTTAAAGGTGATAAAAAACAGGGTAAATAATGAATTTTATTTTAGAACATAATACTGTTAATTTAATTTATCCAACATTATCTGAATTGGTTACGATATCGGACCCAGTTTATTTTTTGTTTAAGTTAAAAAATGTTGCAACAAATGAAGAAGTTTTTTTCACTTCTCCAAATATTTCAACAGCAATAACTAGATATGATAAATTTGAAATTACATTAACTTCATCAACTGAAAATTTAACAGCTGGAACTTTATCAAACTTAACAATTGGAGATTGGTATTATTATGCATATCAAATGAGTTCAGAAACAAATTTAAGTTTAACTGGAACAACTGGAGACTATCTAGAAGTTGGTTATTTTAACATTAAAGGAAATACTGTTATTGCTGATGAGTTTTATTCTTATACAGGTCAGACGGATGAATATTTCTTTTATGATGGCCAGGATAATTAAAGAAGTGATAGAATAATATACATATTTATATATAAAAAAATATTATGGCAAAAAAAGAAACTATAACAACTGGAAAATTAAAAGTTCCAACTCCAAAAAAAACAAATCAAAAACCAATTGAACTTGGTGATATAGGTATGTATAAATTTGGAAGAACTTCTGTTGGCACACCAAAGGTAGAAGAAAAATGCGGTTCTGATGACTTTATTCTATGGGGTGGTCAAAATGATTTTCCGCAGGAGAACATTCGTTTATATCAAAATGCTTCTGAATTGCACACAAGATTAATTAAAAGAACTGCTGATATGATTTATGGAGGTGGATTTAAACCTACTGAACAACTTAAAGCATTGTTATCAAATTCTTTTTCTAAAAAGAAATTAGACAAAGTAGCAAGAGCTGCTTCTTTAAATTTAGCCATTCACTATGGATATGCTATAAAAGTTATTTTTAATAAAAAAGGAGATAAAATTGTTCAAGTTGAAAATATTCCAGTTGAAAAATTAAGAGTTCAAAAGCCACAAAAAGATGAAAATGAAGTTGAGTTTATTGATGGTTATTATATATCTGCAGATTGGCTTAAAAAAAATAAAGAAGGAAATGCTCCAGTTTGGTTTAAGTCATTTGACCCTTCTAAATCAAAAGAATATCCAGAGCAAATTATTTTTGATTACATAGAAACTCCTGGAATGGACTTCTATCCACTACCTTCCTTTTTCCCTATATTTAACTTTATAAAATTAAACTATGAGATTGGCGTTTTTTGTTTAAAGAATGCACAAAACAATTTACATAGTTCTTATATCATTGTTAATAAAAGCGGAGCAAGAACACAAGCACAAAGAGATTTTGAATATGATGCTTTAAAAGCAAGATATTCAGGTGCTGATAACTCAGGTGACTTCCTTATGGTATATGCTGAACCAGATGGTACAGGAGCACCTGAATTTATTCCTATGCAAACAAATGGTTCTGATAAGCGTTTTATTGAGCTTATGGGAATTATTGATTCAAAAATAATGAGAGCCCACGCTTTTACTCCAGCATTGGCAGGAATTGAAACTTCTGGAAAACTCGGTTCAAAGAATGAAATTGTTGAGCAATTAGAATATTTACAAACAACTGTAATTTCACCTCTTCAAAAGATGATGGAAGATACATTTAATGTAATTGCAGATACAAATGGATTAACTGATAGATTTGAATTTATTGAATATAAAATGTTTAAGGACCAAGAAAGTTCTTTCCTTGATAATTTAAGTAAACAAAATAATCTTGTTATTCAAAAGGTATTAGATACATTAGATTCAAATGAATTAAAAGAAATGTTAGGATATAAACCAAAAACAAATATTTCAACTGAGCCAATTGTTTCTGATGATGAACAAATTTAATTTTAAAAACAAAACATTATGTCAACAATAATAAATAGCGGTAGTACAAAAGGATTGATTATAACACCAACATATGTTATCAATCATTCATTTCCAAATGAGAATGTGGACCAAAAACTATTAAGAAATGCAATTGTAATTTCTCAAGATATCGTTTTAAAACCATTAATAGGTGGAACTTTATTTTATACTTTATTAAATAAAATCCAAGCTCAAACTTTAACTGGAGAATATAAATTTATAGTTGATAATTTCATAACACCTTGTTTGCTTTATAACACCTTATATGAATATATGCCTTTTTCACAAAATAAATTTAGAAATAAAGGTATATCAAAACAAACATCTCCTGATTCTGAAAATTTGGATATGGCAGAAACTTTAAGATTAGAAAACAGATTGATTAAAATCAGTCAATCGTATGGCCAGGAATTGGTTGTTTATTTGAAAGCTCATATTCAGGATTTCCCTGAATATTTACAATTTCAAAACGACCAGATTAGACCAGCAATTAATGATACATTTTCTGGTATTCATATTCCAGGTGTAAATCGTGGTCCATCAGATATTATGTTCACAAATCCCAACACACCCAATTAATGTTTGCTCAATTATCAATACAGTTATCTTATCTCATTGGAGCCTTGAAGGTTCTTGGACTTAAGTTTATTATTCTTATTTTGGCGTTTATTTTGCCTATAAGACCTTTAATTCTTGTAGTTGGACTATGTATATGTTTAGACACATTAATAGGTTTATATCGCTCTAAAAAGCTTAAACAAAAAATAACAAGCCATAAGCTTTCAAATGTGATTTCAAAAATGGTTTTGTATCAATCAGCAATACTATTATTTTTTTGTATAGAGAAGTATATTTTAGCTGACTTTATTGCTATTTTTACAGGTATAGAATGGTTCCTTACAAAAATTGTTGCAGCTACATTAGCAGCAATTGAACTTAAATCAATAAATGAAAGTTATGAAGTAATAACTGGTTATTCTTTATGGGATAAATTTAAAGGATTTCTCAAAAGAGGAAAAGAATTAAAAAACGAATTATCTGACTTCAAAGAAGAAGAATAAAAAAATGGACCAAATAACTATAAATAGAATTAAACTTCTTCATCCAAATTTAAGAGATGAAGCAACATCTATTTATAAAGAGATATGTGAAGCATTAAAAGGACGTGCTATTTGCCGTTTTTCTCACACTCTGAGGACTTTTAAAGAACAAGATGAGTTATATGCCATTGGAAGAACAAAGCCTGGAAAAATCGTTACAAATGCAAAAGGAGGAGAATCATTTCATAACTACGGCCTGGCAATTGATATTGTTCTTTTGGTTGATAAAAATGGAGATGGAAGTTTTGAATCAGCATCTTGGGAAACAAATGTTGATTTTGATGGTGATGGATTTAATGATTGGATGGAAGTTGTTAAGATATTTAAGATGTATGGATGGGAATGCGGTATTGATTGGAAATTTAAAGATGCTCCACACTTCCAAAAAACATTTGGTTATTCAGTTAAACAATTGCAGAAACTTCAACAGGGAGCAAATGCATATGTAAATTTGTGAATTGGGCCTTAAAGGTTTTTGATTCGTATTTAAATAATACGAACACACAGGTTCGAATCCTGTATGGTCCACAAACGATAACATAGTTGAATTGGAAGAATTTGCTGTAGCAGCATAATCTCCGCAGAAAAAGAAAAGGCCCAATTAAGGGCCTTTTATTATTTAATTATAAACTTTTTCCTTAAATAAGAATCTCCTGGCATTAAAAAATTTGTACTATCTCTTTCTACAAAATTATAATCTATTTCTAATTCATAACAAATATATTTTGTTTTATTTGTCATATTATTATCAATAGTTAATCCAGCAACTAAATTTAATGTATCACCAACTTTACAGTTAATTGTTTTTAAGTTTGAATAATGACGTTCATATCCAATAGAATCTTTCCAAATTTGAGTATATACATAATGAATTGCTGTTAATTTTTCTCCAGTAATTGTATCTCTTGTATATATAAGAAATCTTACAGTTCTATTTGGGTCTGGTGTCCAAGGTTGCACAACAACTGGCTCAACTGGTTTTATTGTTTCTTTCTTACAAGAACTAAATAAAAATACATATAATAATGCTACTAATATAAATGCTATTGTATAAATTAACTTTTTTTTGTTTTTTGCTTTCATATTTATTTGTTTTTTATTTTTAAAATTTAAACTCTGAATCATCTGAACACAATGTCATTTCATCATACTTAAGAATAATTCCTTGTATTTCTTTTCCATCAAAATACCAAACAAGCGATTGGTCATCAGCTGATTTAATAACGATTCCACATACATCAATTTCTTTTGTGAATGAAATCTTCTTTAGTTCTTCCATTGATATATCTTTTAAAATATCTTCAACAGACATTCCTTTATATTGTTCTGGTGCTTCATAAACTCTTTCTTTAAATGTTATAAGAGAACCTCTTTTATTTTTTGCAAACAAATCTTCTGTTTTATAAAGCTCAAATCCCTGCGCTTTAAAGTGCTCAATAAACTCATCTTTTGTCATTAGTCTATGTTCTGAAAATTCTTCTTTCAAATCATTAAATTTTTCAGGAGTTAAATCAAACATCCAAGTTCCAATTGGTTGATTATATATTTTTGATTGTTCTTCTGTTTCAATTTGAAAAAGTGAGTCAACATAATCTTCGATTGATTTATCTTTAAATAATTCATCTTTTAATAATTCAATTGCTTCTGGCGTAAAGTGAATCCAATATTCAACTCCTGTTTCTTTATTTGTTCTTAATATTTTCTCCATTTATTTATTTTTTTTAATTGTTATTGTTTTAGAAAAACTTGTTTCTCTTTTTGGAACATCTTTAAATTTCATAACTGAAATTAAACTACATATGTTTTCATCTGTCACAATTATTGGTTGAGATTTAATCCAATCCTTTATTTTTTTGATATTCATATTACATTTTATTTGCTGTGAAGTCGTGAAAATTATCTGCCCACTTTGTATTTGTTATTAATAACGGGTGTGCAATTAAGTTATGAATTATATTCCAAATCTTTTTCATATTATTATTATTATTATTATTATTTAAGATAATTCATCCATAAACCAGCTAAACATTGCTACTGTAAATGGAAGTAAAATTATGAAAACACAACTTATTTTAATTGCTAATATAATTGGTAAAGCAAGAAATAAAACACAACTAATTCCAAAAATCATAAGTAATAAAAATATAAATATATCTATAATATTTTGTAAAATTTTATTTGATTTCATAAGTTTTATTTTTCTATTGGATAAATTTTTGAATACTCCCTTTCAAAATTAGCTACAGCAATCATTTTGAATGCATATATTATTTCTCTATTTTTATTTTCACATTTTATTTTCTTTCCTCCATAATTCATCATAACATATCCACCAGTTGAATTAAATACTTTCTCAGCTTCTTCTAAGAATTCAGGTAAGAATTTTTCAATCAGTTTATAATTCCTTGGTTTCTTACATTTACCAATTATGTGTTCATTTATTGTACAAGCCATAAGTTTTTATTTTTCAAAGTATCTTTTAATTAATTCAGCCATTTCTTCAATAAATACATAAGCAGAATGACAATTTAGTTCTTCATTCCAGAATGGGTCGTTATCTTTTCCTTCATCCCAATCGTTTAAAATACAATCTGGATTTCCATATGAAAAAATTACATCATACAAATGAACATCATAAGTTGTTTTTTCTTGGAATAACTTACATTCTTCTTTGATTGTATCAAATAAACTTTCTATTGGTTCCATTTCCCAAAATTCAACTGTTTCATCTTTAAATATTTCTTCCCATTCTTTAATTGTTTTCATAAGTTTTATTTTTTTATTATATCTAAATCTTCATACATCTCTTTTTCTATAAGATATTGTTTTAGTTCTTCAATTGTTAAATGTTGAATTCTAAGATTAATTTCTAGCTTTTCATCGCTTGCAACTTTTCTACAATTTTCAGCAGTTAGTTCATAACTTCTTCCTAATACTCTATAATAACCACCTTCAACTAAAATTTTTTTTGTAGCAAACCAACCATATTCATCTACTTCATTTATATGAATTATATCATAGTTATTTGCAATACTAATTTTATCCAAAATATCAATTGAATCTGGTGTAGCACCATCAATAAATATATCTGTTACTTTATATATCATAAGTTTTATTTATTTAATAATTCAGCTTCTTTTTTTGTTAGGAAAATGAATTGATAATTGCTTGTCATTCTTTTATAAGTTTCTGCTTCCATTTTATCTATTTCATATACAGAAAATAAGTTTGTATTTTTAAAATGAAATACAGCTATATATTTTCTTCCTTTTAAATTTAATTTTTCTTTCATAAGTTTTGTTTTATTTTTTATTTTAGTTATTTATAAATATTTTAAAATTTTATTTATTATTTAATGTTTTTAAATTTCCACACATATCCATATGCACTTTTACTCTTACCATTTAAACATAACGAAATATGGCCAGCTCCCTGTGAACCTTTACCTAAAGCAATTGCTGCCGCATAAATACTTTCATATTCATTAACCTTCTCTCCGCTCTTTGAACTTTGAACAATTGCCTTAGCTCCTTCTTTCTTTTGCTTATAGATGACATATGCACCTTTTTTGATATCATTGTACTGTTTAAACTCTTCAGAGTCAACCAGGGCATCTATAGCCTTAAATGGACCAATTATTTTTGTTTGTTCTCTAAGTATTTCAAATGCCTTGTCCAATTGGAATAATGGAAGATAAATTTCTTTTTGAGCTAAGAGAAAGAATAACTCTTTTTTTTGTGTTGCTAAATGTAACATTGTTTTGGTTTTTTAATTATTTATTATAAATATGTACAAATTTTCTCTTTTTAAATAAATTCGACCAATTGGCTTTTTATTCAGATAAAATTTCTTCTAAGTATTTCGCCATTGGTTTGATTCCTGACTTTTCAATCTTACCAGCATTAAAACTCATTACCGCCAATTTCAAAGCCTCTAGTCTGTTATTTGGTCTAGAATATCCTCCTGGTTTATAACCGTTCTTATTTGGCAATTGAATGCGTGTACGACCATCTTTTGACTCAATCTCATATGTGATTGTTTCTCCAACTGAATGAGCAAACTTTTCTGACTTAAAGAATACAGCACCGTTGTCACCAGATTCGAATTTTACGAATGAATAATTTGTTCCAACAACTTTTGAAGGAGTTGGATTGCTAATGCTTACGATTTTTGATGTTTTTGTTTCCATTTTTTATGTTTGTTTTTTGAATTTATTTTCCTAATAAGATTGAATTAATATTTGACTCATCTAGTTCATAGCTATACTTCCTGTTTCTTTTTTCGAAGAAGTTAGCCTTATAAGCTGCAGCTTCTTTTTCAAATTGACTGATATGCTTTGAAGCTTCTAGTCTGGCTTTTGTTTCTGCTGGTGAATTTAGAGTTTTCATTTTTTGTTTCTTTATTATAAATATGCACAAATTTTATTTCTTCAGTAAAATTAATTAAATATTTAATGAAAAACAAATAAATTCGACAAATAAGTTAAATCTGTCGATGAATTTATTTAGCTGTTGTATAAACACCAAATTCTATAACCACTTCATTCATTACCTCAATAACTCTGGCCTTATCACTTTCTGTGCAAAATAAAGCATCATATACATAACCAACATATATTTTTTCTTTATTTAAAATCTCAATTACTTCAGTCATTATTTGAACTTCTGTTTTAAACATTTTTTTGCTTGTTATTTTATGGCCATTTTCTATTTTGTCGTGGTAAATTTCTTCCATCATTTTAGGTTCTTTTTTTGTATAATAATCAAAAAGAGGAGAATAACTCATTTCTCTCCAATTTTTATTTAAAAAACTTAAATGTTCAACTTTTACTTCTTTAATATCAACTCCTGATTCTTCTGAAACTTTCTTATGTGTTATAAATTTAGTATTACCACTATATAATTTAATTGCAATATTTGGGTGTAATGCTGAATAATCACATTCAAAAACTTTCTTACCATCAATCTTAATTAAATTTCTTATCCAACTTGGCATTAAAGTGAATGAATCAACTATACGGCATCCAGATTTTTCATCACCAGGTGTTGGAATCATATATCCTCTTTTTGTTAAAAAATCAAATAGTTCTATATTATCCTCAACAAAACTTCTTTCGCTTATATCATTCCAATACGCATTTGTATGTTTATTTCTAAATGTTAATTTTTTCCCTTTTTTTGTTGTAAATTTTTCTTTAATTAATCTCTTTGCCTCTTTTTTAATTTCTTCGTGTGTAGGTAAATCAATTCTAGAGTAAATATCAATTAGATTTTTACAAATAACATTGTTATTAGCCTCTTTTAGGAGTTTATAGAATGTTTTGTTCCTTTGTTTGATAATTCCTTCGTTTTTTAAATTATAAGTCGTTAAACCAGCTTTAAAATACTTTTCTGTAATTCTAAACTTCCTACTCTCTACTCCTACTAAATATGAATCTCCTCCTATTTTATTTTTAATTATTTCAATTACAGGACCCTGTTTTTTTGTTCCTGTTAATAATACACGTTCAATTTTTTTGTATATATAATCATTTTTTGAGTTTCTTGTTTGTTCGTGTAAATAAACTGAATGTAATTTTTTCCATTTATTCTCAGTATAATATGTACTAGATAAATTATTTAGAAATAACAAACACTTCTCAATAGCTATATCTAAATCTTTATCAACACATCTTAATAATTCTCTATCCATATATCTCTCCAAATCAACCTTTATTTTCTTTGGAATAAGTATTTCTGTAATGTTTGGAAAAAATAGCGGAAATTGTGCAGTAAACTCATCTTCTATTTTTTCATTTATTTGGCTTGTAACTGTTGCTGTTACAGCAGTATAACCTATTTCTTTAGTATCTGTTATTAACGGAACATCTATGAAGTAAGATTTAGGTATAGAGTTAGAGTTAGAGTTAGATAGTGTATTAGTAATAA